TCCAATATATCCAGAGGTAGGAACTATGATGGCTGGGGGAGCAACACCGTCTGAGTTAAACGAAATCATGCATACAGCAGCACAAAAAGTTTTAGACGAAGAAAATGCAAGACTTACAACAAGAAATCAAAGAGGTACAGGTAAAAAAACCAAAAAGTTTAATTAATGGATAAGTTTACAGAATTATACAATTACTTAAAGGAAGAAGGATTAACAGATTTATCTGCAGAAGAGTTTAAAGCTGAGTATGCAGCAGGTACTGCTAAAAACACAGAGCTATATTCTTATTTAAAATCTGAAAAATTAACAGATTTAGATGCAGAAAAATTTAATTTAGAGTATTTCCCTGGTGTTGAAAAAAAAAATCCAAACGACATTTCTCCTTCAAATACTCCAGAGGTTATTACGGACTCTACTACCGAAACTCCAGAGGTCGTAGATACTTCTTTGGATACGTCCACGATTGAAAAACCTTTAGGTGACAATACTGTAATAGATGTACAGGAAGAAGACTCTACAGTTACTGAGTTCCCTGCATACGACCCTCGTGAGCAGGGTAAAGAAATAAATGCTAATCCAATTACATATAACTCAAGCGACTCACAGTTTGATAAATCATTAGCTTTTATAACTAAAGATTTAATAGACAGAGAAGAAAGTGAAGTAGTCAACAGAATGAAATATCATTTTGAAGATTATGGTTTTGACTTTGAACAAGGTGGTGGTTTTATGAGTGGATTAGATGGAATGAAAGTTACATCTAAAGATGACCCAACTAAAAGTATAAATATTAATCTTGATCCTGTTTTTGGAGATATTTTTGGTGGCGAGTCAGGACCCGCAAAAGAACTTAGAAAGTTTTTAAAAGAAAACAGAAGGACTGACCAGAGAATGGAAAGTCTTGATGCTTCATATGATAAAAACAGAAAAAAATACTTTAGTTCTGAAGCTACTAAAAAAGATATTCAGGCTGTAAGAAATTCAGCCAAGAATCTAAATTCTGATTATAAGGTTTACCAGGACAGAAAAACTATTCATGAAGCAGAAATTGATGCTTTATTAGGTCAGCCTAAAGAAATACAAAACACACCTGAATGGAAAATAAAATATCAGCAAACATTAGCAGCTGGTAAAAGATTAAAGCAATTTAAAAATAGATTGACTGACAACTATAATAGTTATAAAAAATTTGAAGGTCAAATAAATTCTTCTGTAGGTAATTATATTGACATGAAAGAAGCGGACGATAGTACGTTTTTTGGTGGTTTAGTAAATGATATTGTTGGTCCTGGTGTGAGTGAAGTCCTTGCAGCCTTGTGGGGGACTGGTGTTGATGGATTTTATAAAGCGGCACAGTTTTTTGACGAAGACTTTGGCATGACTGCTGAAGAAAAAAAAGATCGTTATATTGATATAGCAAAAGATCTTGGATATCCAGTACCTGAAAATATAGAAGACGATGCTGTTTATACAAAATGGTTAGAAGGTTTGCAAGAGCAAAAGTTTGAGGATAAAGAAGTAGAAGGTGAATTGTCATTTAAACCGTTTCCTAAAGAAATAATGGAACGACTTGAAGCTGATGGTTTTGATTTAAGTAAGCCAACTTTAAATGGACAATACTTTAATAAAAATCAGTCAGGATTAAATAAGTTTTTAAATGGACAATACATTGACCTTCCTGACTATGCTTATGATAAAACAAGAGGTGAACGATTAAAAAGATTAGTATTAGATCAAGAGGTAAAAGAAAATAAAAATCCACAAAAAGAACTTGTAAAAAAATACTGGAACGAAATTGTTTCAGCTGATGATATTTCAGATGAAAAATACGCTAAACAATCTAATAGTAATATTGTTTACACTGGGCTTTCTGGTCTTGCTAAGTCACTTCCGTCTGTATTAACTTCTTTCGCATCAAGAGGAAAGATAGCTCCAGCTGTTGGATTAGGAGCAGCAAAAAGAAATTTAATTGCAAAAGGATTAGGCTTAACAACAAAAGGAGGTATTGCCCAAACAGTTTCATTTGCTATGTTACAAGCTGAAGCAATGAACGTTGAAATGAACAATGATCCTGATTTTAAGTATGTTACTGAGTCAGAAAGAAAGAACATTGTAATACCAACAGCTATTACTGTTGGTATATTAGAGCGTTATGGGTTTATGAATATAGCACGTAACAAAGCTATAATGACTGGTTTAATGAACAAGGTAACTAATATGTTACCTGCAGGAGCAACTGCAGCAATGTTTAAAAACCAAATGAATAAACTTGTTCAAAGTAATATTGCAAAAGGAATTTTTTCAAACACAGCCGTAAAAGCTGCTGCAACTTTTACTGGTCGAGTTACTAAAGCTACTTTAACAGAAGCAGAAACAGGTGGTCTTCAGCAAATAGCTGAGATGGGTTATAAAGATGTATGGAATAACATGAATAATAAAGACATGTTTGATCAACCTGAATTATGGACCAAAGAGTTTTGGGGAACAGTTGGACATGCTGCAGCTGCTGAAGCTGTAGGTGGTTTTGTAATGGGTGTTCCAGGAGCAGTAATTGCAGCGGCTAAAAACAAGACTTCCGATTTACTTTCTGATGATCTTGTTGAAATGTTTGACATGATAAGAAATGATGAAATAACTGTAGAAGCTTATCAGACACAGTTAGACTTAGCCGTTTCTAATGGCAAAATAACATCAGAGCAAGCATCAAAACAGATGTTAGATTTTCAAACATTAAGTGGAGCTGCTAACACTCTACCAAGTGACTTAGATATTAACTCAAGAAAAAAAGGATTAGTATTAATCTTTGAGCAGCAACAATTAGAAGCTGAAATGGAAAAAATGAATAAGAATTTAAATTCTTATAAAACCAAAGAAGCCAGAGTTGAAGAAATAAAAAACGAAATTGGACAACTTGGGACTAATCAAGCTCAAGCAAATACCAATCTAAGAAATGAGACTGAAGGAATTCAAGATTCTGTTTTAGTTACAGAAGAAGATGCCACAAAATCTTTACAAGATAAGGGGGTGCAAAACCCTACAGTTGAACAAATTAAAACCGAACAAGATGCCCTACAAAAGCAAAGCACAACGAGCCTGGATGCACAAGAATCTTCCAGAAGTAGCGAAGAGGTGGGACAAAGAATACCCGACAGCCAGTCTACCCAACAGAGCGAAACCGAAGACAAAACTCAAGACAAAAAGAAGACCAAGGAGGAAGTAAGTCAAGAAGAACAAAATGATATAGACGATTTCTTTGGTGATGAAGTTTTAGACGACGTTGAAACCTCTTCAGATAATTTATCTATAAATAGAAAACAAGTTGAGGGAGATACAGAAATAGAGAACACAACTTTAGCATCAGCCGTAGTAAATAAAGCAAAAAAAGCTGCACGAGCAATTGCTAAAATAGCACCTGAAGTGAAGATAGTTTTACACGACACTCAAGCTGAATACGAAAAGTACGCAACAAAAGGTAGTCGAGGGTATTACAACCCAAATAGTAAGGTTATACACATTAATTTAACTAAGGCTAAAGGAAACACAGTAGCTCACGAAGTTTTTCATGCAGTATTTTTAGATAAAATATCTGGTGGTGACGTTCAAGCTAAACAAGCAGCTTTGAAATTAATAACCTCTGTAAGAAAAACCTTACCAGCTGAATCATTATTAGCTAAAAGAATAGATAATTTTGCTAAAAATTATGATGAAAACTTTAAGAACGAAGAGAAGTTAGCAGAGTTATTTTCTTTAATGGCTACTGAATATAAAACATTAAAAAAGCCAGGACAAAATAAAATTATAGAATTTATAAGATCAATGGCGGCCAAATTAGGCGTTACAATCCCTGGTGGTTTTGGTAAAACAGACGAGTCAGTTATAGATTTTATGAATGCATTTTCTAAAAAAGTTAGAACTGGTACTGAAATAACAGAAGGTGATGTAGATGTTTTAAATAAAATAGATAAAGAATTAGATGTAGAGCAAGAACAAGGTGAGTCTGGTCAAGTTGGTACTTTTACTTTTAAAGGTAGAGAATCAAAAGCTCCAGACATTAATACAGATACCAGGTCTTATGCAAAAAACATTATTCAAAAAGATTTACAAGATTATAATGGGCAAAACTTTGTGACTAACATGTATGATTTTACTAATGCTGGACCAACTGACATTGGAGCTGGTATTGTATTAGACTTGTATGGAGGTAAAAATTATGTTGCTGATATGATGGAAAAAACAGGAGCTAAATTAGGAGAGGTTTCTAATGTTGCTGCTTTTAACACTAAAGGTCAAGCTGAAGGATTTATTAAAAATGCTATAGATGGAAATGCAAATTTATTTGCTCCACACGTCGGAACTAAAGAAGGTTCTTGGCAGTTTCAACAAAATATATTTGAGCAGTTAACTGAAAAATTATTAGATAATAATATACTAACTAATCAAGAGTTAATTGAAAGTTTTAATGATGGTTTAAAAAGTAAAAATGGTCAAAGTGCATTAAATATATTTAATAAAAAATATAAAAAAAACCTAACTAATTTAAATGAATTTAAAGATAATCCTAAAAGATTAGTAGAGCTTTTAGATATTGATAATAATTATTCTCCAGATTTAAGAAAAATATTAAACGATAAAATAGCTTCAAACAAAAAAGTTCAAGCTGCTTTAGGTGTTAAAAATAAAATTCAATTTGCTGAGTTATTAGAAGACCCTATGAATGTAGGAAGTCAAAAATTTGATATCATAGGTCTTGTTGAATTTGATAATACTACTTTTAAAACTCCTTCAAGACCAAAGAAAGGAGATGCTGATTATCATCCTTCTTTTGCATGGACTGTAAAAGCCAAAATAAAAGCTATTGTTCAACCTACAAATTTTTATCAAAGCACTGAGGTTACCGATTCTTATACAAAATTTAACAAGTCAGGAGCAGTAGTTTCTACAAGAGAAAACACTAAAGACTTTAAGTCGTCTAATGTATCCAGTAGTGCAGGTTCAGGGCCTAAAGTAGCCACTGTAAAATCTGAAATAAGACAAGGTAGAGAGCAGTCTACTGAGCAGCAAGTAAAAGATCAAACTGGAATGCCAGCAAGTGGGTTCTATAGCGCTCAAGCTATGGTGTCTGACATTCAACGTCAGTTCAATAGAATTGGTCCAGGATATGTAGCAAAAAGAGCTAAACAAGGCGCTTATGGAGGCGGTGGTGGCGTATATGTCATTGGCCCTAATAAACGTATTGTAAAAAATCCTACACGAAAAGGACGTCAACAGGCAATGGATAATGAAAACGATTTGCTTAGAATTATAATAGCTGGCCGAGAAGAAGGAGGTTTTGAAGATGCAGCTATAAAAGATTATTTAAAGAGAAGAAAAAGAAAGGTTGATGGTAAAACAGCAAGTGCTTATAGTGCAAAAGAAATTAATGCTGCATTCAAAGTTTTAGAAAGCGAAGCTTTTGATTCTTACATGTTTAGAGAGTACCCTACAAGTTTTAATGACATAAAAGGTGGTTTTCTGGCTGGTCTTAAATTAATGAAAGATGTTGATACTTACTATAAAAAATTAGTTGAAAAGAATAATTTAATTAAAGATAGAAATGCAAAAAACAGAAAGACAAAACAAGTTCCACTGACTGACGAACAAATTAATTTGAAAGTTTTAGATTATTTTATGTCGCTTCCAGGATACAAAAGCGTAGGGGTAAAAGGCAAAAGACAGACATCCCAGCAGCTCGCTATGGAACGTGATATGTTAAACATACTGCTTCCTGATCCATTAAAGGCTAATCCTAAACGTATTGCAGCAATAAACAGAAGGATAAAAAACATAAAGTTTACTGAAAGAAACCTTAAAGGTGTTCAGAGAGCTTTAAGAAATTACATAAGAACCGTACTACCAAGGGATTTATATACTAAAAAAGAAATAACTGATTTAATTGATAAAGTAAATAGAGTAAACGCTACAAACTTTAAATCAGTTAAAGATGAGGTTTTTAAAATAGTTACTACAAAAACAAACAAAAGACTTGAGAGTGTTTTATTTAAGATGCTCGATAAATCTTATACCACTATTCAAAGCGGTAGATTTAAAGGTGTTAAAATTGATAATGAAACTCGTAAAAAGTTAAATCGTATCAATAAATTAGTAGTGAATCCTAAATCAACTGGCAATCAAATAATGGAAGCTAATGAAAAACTTTTAAAGTTATATAAACAAGTTTCTACAGAAGAGATAGTAGACGAAAAAGATAAAAAAAGTCGTAAGACTAAATCTACATTTAGTAAAAGTGATTTACAGCAGATGGCTGAAATTACATTAGCTATGCAGATAAATACATCTTTTACTCAAGACATGAATGACTCTAATAAAACAACTCAATTAAGCTCAGTAATTAATAGCTTAAAACAAATAGAAGAGTCGGGGAAAGCTAATTTTGAGTACGAATTACTACAAGACGCTATACAATACAGAGAAAATGAGAGAGCTGTATACAAGGATATGACAGGTATAGATATTGATGCAAAACAATCACTTATTGACCAAGGTATACCTGAGAATGAAATTACTGAGTTTATGGTAAACGAAGAGTTTCAAAAAATTAAAAAAGATGTTTCACTTGATGCTAAAGAATCAGGTGGTTTAAAAGTAGAGGGTGTTATAAAAAGATTCAAAGGTTCACTAAATAGTTTAGCTACTAAAATTGAGCAAGGGTTATTTGGAAGCGCAGAAGATATGATGGGTTTAATAGACAGAATTTCTACACAACCAGGAGAAATATTTGAAGGCGCAACTCAAGAACTTACACAGAAAAAAATACGTTCTTCTTCAAGAGTTTATAAGTCAAGAATGATTGGACAGCAATTAAGTCTTTCTAATAAAATGACAGAATTATTTGGTAACAAATGGGTCAACATAAACAGAAAAAACTCACAGCCTACTGAATCTATTGTTCGTAGTAAGATCAAAGATGATTTACTTCAAGGACAATTAAAAGAAGCTCAAGAAAATAAAACTTTAAAGAAAGGAGAACGAACAGCTTTAATTAATTCAATACAAAAGGAGATTAATTCAAATACTATAAACATAAGTCAAAACCAATTACTGTATTATTACTCACAGATGCAAGATCCTTCATTAGAGGGTAGTATGATAACTACTTTTGACGCTACAAGAAAAGGAAATATAACTTTTGATAATGAATTTAAGAGCAGAATAGAGCAAGAGATATCAGATAAATTAGATGACAGATTAAAAGACTTATCTGAGTGGATGATAAAAGATTATTACCCAACTTCTTATGACCATTATAACAATACTTACAAGAAGATTTACAGGACTGATATGCCTTGGAATCAAAACTATGCTGGTCGTGTGTATCGCCAAAACGAAAACGACATGGAAGCCTTAGATTTATTAGCCGACAGTCAATCATGGATTACAAACGTTGGCTCGGCCAGTACTAAAGTTAGAATGCAAAACACAAATGCGATAGAAAAAACAGATGGTATAGATGCATTACTTAATTACACTAAGGATATGGAGTATTTTGCTGCATATGGTGTAGCTATAAGAGATATCAATAAAATATTTTCATCACCAATGATAAAAGAAACCATTAAAGAAAAATTTGGTTCTACTATTTACACATATATTGATGATTCTATTAAAAAAATAGCAAACAAGGGAATACAATCACAAAGACAAATACAAATAATAAATACTTTTAATAATACATTTTTATTATCTCGTTTAGGTTTAAACCCAACACTTATACTAAAACAAATGACATCTTTCATCACGTATGGAAATGACATTGGTTATATAAATTGGGTTAAAAATGCTGCCATGAGTACAACTCAAGCAAAAAAATTAGTAAACGAAGTTTTAGACAACTCAATTGTTCTACAGGACAGGTACGGACAAACAATTAAAAGAGCTGTAGAGACATATGCTGATGAAAAGTTTGAAAAAATGAATGGTGGTCTTTTAGAGCGTTTTGGATTAACAAACGCAAAACAAGACAAGATTAGTAAAATTTTAATGTGGACCACAATGACAGGTGATAAAGGTGCTATACTTGTTGGTGGTGTTCCAAATTACTTATACTATAAAAATGAATTTAAAAAGAAAAACCCTGAAGCATCAGAGCAAGAGGTTATTGATCATGCAATAAAAAAGTTTGAAGCTGACACATTAAGAACTCAGCAGTCATCTGATTTACAAGATAAAGATTACTTTCAAACTAAAGGGGCGCTTATAAGAGCCTTTAATATGTTCTTGACAACTCCAAAACAATATTTCCGTAGAGAAATTATTGCAGCAAGAAATATGTATAGAATTATTAAAAGTGGTGGCAAGCAGGGTAAAGGAGTTGTAAGAGATAATGGAGAATTGAATTACTGGAGAAGTTTAGGTAAATCTGCAAGAAGTTTTGGAGTGTATCATGTGGTTATGCCAGTGGTATTCCAGTGGGTGTCTGCTGGATTGCCAGGACTTTTAAGAGGTATGAATGATGAAGATAAAGAAGATTTAGGATTAGCCCTTGTTTTAGGTAATTTAAATGCTTTGTTTATTATAGGAAAAGTAGCCGAGACCCTTAAAGATGTTATGTTAGATAAGCCATGGGCAAAAACTCCATCAACAATTCCAATTTTAGGGCAAACAGCACAGCTGGCAAATTTATACATGCGTGCGCAAAAAGCAAAAGGTAAAAAAAGAGAAGAAGCTATGAATAAATTCATGGCAGAAGCAATTGCCCTTACAGGTATACCAGCACCACAGTTAAGAAAGTTTATGAAAAACTTTTCTGAAATTGGTGACTCAAAATCTATGGGTGAGTTTATATTAAAACTTTTTAATTTTTCTGAGTACCAGCAAAAGGGCGGGAAGAAAAGTAAAGGTTTTAAATTAACAAAAGCTGAAAAGAAAAGATATTTTCCAGAACTATACCCAGACACTAAAGAAGATGGTCCGATGGAAGATTTTCTAAAACTACAAAAAGAAGCTAAAGCAGAAGAAAAACGTTTAAGAAAAGAGCTTCTCGATCAGATTTATAAATAAAATGTATGGCCTTTAACGAACACCTTTGTATGCTGCAAAGCTATAGAATTTTAACTGGCAAAGACTCTTTTAGCACGTTGCTGGAAGAGTTTGATGAAGTTGAATTAGTGTTCGACCCTACACGAGCTGTGATTGTAATGGATGATGATGTATACGATTTAGTTAGATATTATTTTGAGTCCAAGGAAGACTATGAGAAGTGTGCTGAAATACATTGGGCCAAGTGTAAAGCTAAAAATTCTTAGAGAAATTTCTACGCTCCGCTTCAAGTTTATAATATAAAAACGCTTGGAATCCATTTACGTGAGAGTCTGTTGGGAAAAAATATTTCCATCCTTTGGACTTTCCTTTATTTATGTAGTAGAAAAATGCAACAGCTACTTTACCTCCTGTTTTTGAAAAATTTACACATGCGCTGTGGTCTGAAGTTGGTATAATTTCTTCTACCGAAAAAGATTCATTATTTACATTTCCTACTCTTTTAATATTCGAGTACCTTTGTGCTATAGTTTCACAAAACTCCTGCAATTCAATTGCTATTCCTTTATTCATAACTTTTGTTGTAGTTTCTGTATTTTTAATACAATTTTAGAAGACTGAGGTAGTTTTTTAAGTCTTAATATTTCTTTTATAACAGAAGGTCTTGTGTCTGTCTTAGATTTCATCTGACAAAGATTTTATTAGTTCACTCATAGTCTGTATAATATTTTTAGCTTTTTTTTTAGCTGCCTCGTGATCCCTGTCCATCAAGTCTTCGTAAATATTATCAGTTAATGAATGCAAGTTGTTAGTCACATAATTTATATGTGTAATAGCTTGAATATCATCAGCAGAAACAGGGTTTGACATTAATCTAAGGAATTAAGTATTTGTTTTCCTACAGCTGTGTCTATTTTGCCAATGGCTCTATAAAGTTTTCTTGACTTGACTTTAGTTGCGTGTCGTTCTGTTTGTGTGGATTCTTTACCCATGTTTGTGTAAAGACAGCAGTCTATAAATAAAAGGGTGTCAATTTTCTTTTTGTCAGACCAAGTTTTATAATTTAAAATTTTATCTATGTCTTCTACGCTATAATCCATTTAAATATGTATTTACTTTTCGTTCAAAAGCTGAAAAATTGTTTCCTGTTCTATGTTCAATATCAGCGACCAGTTTATAGAACTTTTTATACTTACCAGTGTAGTGATTAACTTCCTTCCTCAAGTCACTTACCTCCAAATTTAACTTTTTATTTTGATTTACGAGAAATTTTATTCTGTTTTTTAAATCAGACTCCAGTAATGAGTCAAAGTTTTCAACATTTTCAAGCCAATTATTTACAATATTATTGTATGAAAGTTGTATGTCAGGATCATATTTTATTATGTAAGGGAGCTGTTTTAGACTATGCAATACAGTTGCATGGTTTTTGTTGAAAACTTTTGCAATATCAGTTAAGCTCATTCGCAAATGTTTTCGTAAAATATCGTATACAACAGCTCTTGCAAATATATACTCACGTTTTCTTGTATTTAACCTTGGGTCCAGTCCCAGTACTTCTTCTACATTTAGGATTATGGCCTCTATTGTTTTTTCTTTAAGAGATAATTTCATTTTATATATGATTTTAAATTTATTAAATCTAAGTATTCATCAGATTCTATGATGTGAAAGTCTGTTAGTGTAAGAAACTCCCCAGCAGACCTTAAAATTTCTATTGCAAAATATACAGGTTCGTCTCTATGTATTACAACCCCACCAACCACGTATGTTGTAAGTTCATTTATAGGGTACTCTTTTAGGTTGTTGTCTATATAGTCAGATATAAGTATTTTAAGAGTTATATCACTTAGTTCAGATAAAGAATCAATAAAATCATCTTCAACCTCATATCCTTTATCCTTTATATACTTCGGTTTTAAACCCATGCTTTTCTAATTCTTTTAATCTATATTTTTGTAGCTCTGACAAAACTCCTTTTGGTTTTTTTATTTCTGAAAAAAGCACGTCACAATTTGGAGGTAAAGCAATTAAATCTGGAATACCATTTTTATTTGTAAGCTTGAGTTTTATAACATAATAACCCTCAGCTTCAAGTTCTTTTATTCGTTTGTTTTGTATCTGTTGTTCCGTCATGTCCGTTTTGTTTCCAATCAATCCAAAAGCCAACCGCAACCATAACGTGTAAAAATATAGACAAAGCGTATTCATATAGGTCATGCCAGGTGGCAAAGTGTAAATGTACGTGTCCAATTATCCAAAAAGGTATCGCCATTTGTTGACTGTACCAAATTAAAAAAAATTTTATAAACTTCATAGGGACAATAGATCTCTTTTAAAATGTCTTAGCGTATAATCTTTTTTCTTAGTTACAGCTTTGTAAATATCTTTTTCAATACCACCTCGTGAAAAAATCCAATAGACATCACTTTCAAGTCTGTCTTTTGTTGTCATTCTATCTCTTGACTGCCAGTAACTGGTTGCGCTAAAATCAATATTGTAATACACCAAGCAAGCAGCTTTCCTCAAAGATATACCTTCTCTTCCACTTACTATTTGCAAGGCTATGGTTTTATCTGTACTATTAAATTCTTCAAGCTCTGTGCATAATTGTTTACCATAAACTTCTTTTAGTGCATTCAATTCTTCTTTAAACTTATAGAATATTCCTACTTGTACATCAGCAAAATTATCATGGATAAACTGTGCCTTACTTAAATCTAATATCATAGAGTTACCAGACTCAAATTTAACAGTACCAGAATACATTTGATGAAGTTTCATCATGAGCTTTACTGGTGTGTCAGCCAATATAACATCATTATTACCTTCAATAACTAAATGCTTTTTTAGTTTAGCTGTAAGGTCATAGGTCCTTGAACTCATCTCTACCTCTAAGACATGTTCCTTAGTATTAACTTTAAACCCAGCTTCTTTTTGAGTATATGAAATTGTATATGGTTTCATTTCGTCTATAATAGTTTGTAGGCCATCAGAGTAATCGTTTATGTAAAGAGAATTGATTTTTCTTTGCTTAACGTTTACGTATTGTTTAGAAAACTTATAAAAGTTTACATAGTCACTAAATGGATGCCTACGAACTACAGAAACCTGATGGTACATTTGACTGAATGATTCAGGTGTTGGTGTTCCTGACAGGAATATTACAAAAGGGTCGTTTTCCAAGATCAAAGAACGAACTTGTTTTGACCTTTTGTTTCTTTTTGGAAATGCTCCCATGCCATGAGCTTCATCACATATTACCATATCCCAACCTAATTGGTCTATTTTATGTAATGACTCGTAATTTATAACCGTAATGCTGTATGATGGATTAAGAAGTTTATAATCACTTTCAATACTGCTTATGGCTTTTTTCTTGGTAATAAACAAGAGGTTCGATACTGGCAAAAGCGCACTTACACCCAAGCTCGTGAGAGTTTTACCAGTTCGTACCTCCATCGCAAGATAAACAAATTTATGTTTTTGCAACAGAGGTTTGGCTTTATTTATTATTGATGTTTGATAGTCTCTAAACTCCATATTAAAAATCAAAATTACCGTTAGTTTCTAACTCATGTTTTGTTCTAAAACGTAACCATCTACCTACAGAATCCCTATCAGCTTCAGGCTTACAGTCATACTTAAACATTGAGTATGCTTCCAACCACTTATTAAACTTAGTTCTTGATACAGTCATTTTAGATTTAGGAGCAAAATCAGGATTGTCTTCTACAAAATCTAAATACAAATCATTTTTATAAACCTTGTAACCTTTTGCTAACTTTTCATTTATGTTGTTAGTTCCAATCAATCCACACCACTCTAAAAACTCATGACAAGTTGCAGCTGATAGCTGTCTGATTTTTAAGTTTACAAACTTTGATTTAATCAGTCCATGCATCATGTATTGCTGTAGGCATCCAATCATGTAGTTATCAAACTTACACCACTCTTCATCATCCCACTCTCCAAACATAAGCTTACCAAATTCTTTTAATGGTGTCAAATCTTTAGTGTAGTATTGTGCTAACTCCAGCTCCCACTTTCTCCTGGCAAAAGATGAACCTTGGCCTTTAATAGCGTAGTTAGTTGTAATGGCAATTTTTGGAGACTTACTAAATGGTATCTTTATAGCATCTTTGTTCTTTTTCTCCAACACCAATCCCTCTGTTATAACACTAAACAATCTTTCAAAATCAAAGTGCTTTTTAACATCATCAAAACATAAAACTTGCGTGTCAACACTAACAGTCTGATAAGCAAAGCTTTTCTCAAAATTAAAAGACTTACCATCTATAAACACTAACTTCTTCATGTGGCTTAGTGCATTCATAAATAAACCTTTACCTGTTCCACCTTCAGGATTATCAGAAATAACCTCATCATTTAAAATGACAGCTGGACAGTAGGATAAGTTTTTCCATTGGTGCAGAAGATATCCTATTGTAGATTTCATAGATTTTATTCTGCTTTCATCCTGACCACATATGTTAGTAATGAACTGCTGGTAGTCACATCCATCTCCATCACATAGTTGAAAATTTCTGTCAATCACATGATCACTCCAAACGTATCCTCCTAAGTCTAAATAATCAATCCTTGTTACAGAGTCATGTTTAACTTTAACAGCTCCGTTTTTGTAGTACAAGTATGCAGTATCTTTGTTGTCCTCTATGAAGTAAACATCTATTGAAGATAGTAAAGTTAAAAACTCTTCTCTAAAATAACGTGTGTGTTCAGCAAAATAATTATAAACTGTTAGGTCATCCACCTCCAGCAGATAATTAAGAATAAAATCTTTTATTTCTTTCTCTGAAGTGTGGTCTATTAAGTTGTTTGTTACTTTTACAAACACATAATTTTTACTGCCTTCAGGATTAAATTTAAAGAATCCATTTTCTTCTAAAAATTGTTTAAAAAGAATGTGTACTATTTTTATGACACCCTTATCGTTTTTAGTCCAAAACTGATTGTTGGCATTTTCTTGGTCTAATCTTGATATGACATTCTCTATTGTCGTTGTTTCAACATCAGAGTTCTCAAGCTCAACTCTGATATCTTTTTTTGACACACCACGTTTTAGTTTCATTCTCACGTTGTTAACCTTGTCCTCGTCTTCATAATACTTAGTTCCGTGATTATGTTTCTGTGAGTATGCACTGTCTATAGTTCTCTTAATCTCTGATATTGTAAATGTTTTTGTTCTGTAGTTCATCAGCTGTGACTCAGCTAAAGACTGATAAATTCCAAAATCATTAAAAGCTGCAGCCAAAACATAAGCATTGTTGTTTCTCTGCCCTTCATTCATTGGGTACTTTTTAGTCCACCACTTTACAAGTATGTCTACTATCTTGTTCTCATCTGTTAAAGGGATGGTAGGTATATCTGAGTGCTTATTTATCTCTACGTACTCTTGCTCTTCAATTTTATCCCATAAACTTGATTGTGCATTGATATGAATTAGTGGGTCATAAGACTCATAGCAGACACGTGAGACATTTTTACAAGTCTTGTCAAAGTATTCGCTATCGAAGTAATTTTGAAGGCTTAAAAAGTAGCTTTTATGGTTGTCTTGAATAGGTGGTATTTTTACCAGTGCCTTTAATCCATTTCCACTTGGAGAAATAAACACAGAATACACATATTTATCTTTTGATAGTCTCTCTTTTTCTTGCAGCAAATCTCTGTTTGATTTGTAACCATCAAAATCTAAGCAGATAAATCCACTGTGTTCCTTCAGTGCATTGTCAGCTCTTTTAGAAAAGAGGCCACTGAAACAAATTGCTGGTAATTTTTGTTTTAATATGTTTCTGTTTTCTTTGTCTTTCTCTGCTCTAATCTTTTTTACTATATCTTTTGAAGCTCCGTCCTGTATCCTTGTAAGTATTAAATTTATGTTTCTATAGAAGGGCTGTGATGTCTGTTTTATGTCTTTAAATATTGTAATGTCCATTTTATGTCGATTTTATGTCGTTTTAACTTTATCTATTTTACTGATATTTAACTATTTATATTATTTAATGTTGATAATGTTAATAATAATGTTAAAAATATAGATAAGTAATAGTTGATTTAATTTTTTTATTATAGAGTCCAGTATAACCCCCTAAAAGTGACATTCGTCACAGTTTGAAGCAAAGAAAAGGGGCAAAAGCCCCTTCGTCTTATCGCTCCGTAAATTTAAAAGTCAAGGCCGTCGCTTACCTCTTCTTTTACTTGTTGTTCAGGTTTGAACTGGTCAATAGCCACGTAGTGAGTCTTTCCATACTGGTCAGCCTCTCTCTTTTTCTGTACAATAAGCTTGACATACTTTTTGTTATTGTACTCAAAAATAAACTCCTTCGGAAGATCAGTTAAACATACCGATACAGCCACTTGGTCTCCATCGAACTTTGACTTTCCACTTCCTACGTAAATTTTCTCTTTTTGTTCACTCATTTTATTTAATTTTAATTGTTTGCTCCATATGGTTTAATGTAGATAGCATAATTTTATTTTTCTGCTCTACGCTGTTACAGGACATTGGAACTTCTATCCACATAACAGTTTCTTTTGGCGTTAACTTAAACAGACTACAGAGTCTGTCTATGTATGTACGCACTGATGTCTTCAGTTGATTCATTGCTAAAAAATTTATGGTAAACTTCAACAGCCTTCTCTACCTTCTCCTGTCCACCTTTCAAAAAAGTAGAAGAACAATCAAAAATACCGAGTCTTGCAGTTCTCTTGTCGATAACAAAAAATACAAGAGGCTTATTAAACAGTCTCTGATAAATGTAAGCTTGACTGTCATAATTATAAGTCTTTGCACTGTACATAAATTTATCAATATCAGAACTGGTCTTAATGTCAATAATTAACTCGCTGCCGTTGTTTATAATATCAGCTTTTCCCTTCCAATCTAAATTCATTATTTTTTGAATCTCAGGAACTTCAAACTGATTTCCTTCCTCATAGATGAGGTCACACATCTCCATGTTGGAGGTCATCTTAGTACACAGAAAATCAAGATGCTCTTTCTCTTTTCTAAGTAAAAGCATTTCTCCAACTTCAGCCTCCTTCTCTTTATAACGTACAGTATTACGTGACGCTACATCAACAACTTGAAAGTCATCTAACTTGTGTGGCTCTAAGACTTTAGTATGGAAGTATCTGCCCTCTAACATGGGCTTTGTAAATTCAGAGCTAACTCTAAATTGCGTAGGGTTCTTGAGCAGCTTACCTATGTCAGAGTTAGACAGGTATTGCTGTCCAAACTCTCCATAGTATTTGCTGTCATCCTCAAGAGCCTTGAGTATATCTGCTTTAGTCATCCTTTATGTTTTTTTCGATTTCAGTTTTAACCTTAGCACTAATCTTATACTTGGTCTTAAGATTCTTTACTATTGTAGCTAATCCTAACTCTTTGTTTTTAGAAACATAAGTCAGCACCTTGCTCCAGTTTGTATCTCCAATATTAAGTTCGTATGTAGTGACAGTTTTTTTAGTGGCACTGGCCTTTGCTGGTGCTTTTGCAATATCCTGTCCTGTAGTCTCTAATAGGTCCTCTCCAGCATACAAGCTTAATCCAAGTCCATGCATAGCAATCGCTTTTGCTGTTGCTCTTTGGATAGCTGTGTTAACATCCATAGATGTAATCTTGTCAACTGTAATTGACTTGTTTCTAAAATCCTTAATTGGAAGATAATCAATATGTTCAATATTGTTAACTACTACTCCAACCTTTACGTATCCTGTAACTCCATCAGTGAACCAGTTTAATCCAGTCTCAGGAGATTCGTATACATTTCTTTGTGCATCGGAATGCTGTAATTTTAGGTATGCCCACGCATTTGCCCATGATAGGTAATCGAGGTTACCTTTTTTCTCTACCTTGCTCTTTACATTTACTGCAACAAGCTTTTCAAAATAACTTTGTTTTGTACTCATTTGATTTTAATTTAATTAATAATTGATTTTAATTTTAACTGCAGCTCTGCATACTTATTCAGAGCTACTTCTCTTCTATTTTTTAAGTTCTTAATGTGTTTGTCGTTTTTCCGTGTGTTCACTTCATTCTTGATTTTTGCCTCTATAAGCTCCAGCTTGTGCAGACAATTCGATATGCCTAATTTCACACAGCCCACGTTCCAACCATCTTCATAGAAATAAGAATATTCTATTGGTGTACATTCTTTATAGTACGAACCACCCTTACCAGTATTTAGTATTTCTATTCGGTCACTAAATTTTTGAATCTTGACACCTCTTTTTATAACATTGAAACCGACAGGCTGGTCATTTATAACTGCCTGACTCTGTTCAGATGCTTGGTTCAATATTTCTTTTAGACTATACATTTTACTTTTTTAATACTTCTGTTATAAAGTTTTGAAAGTCAGCATCCCCATCAATCAACTCTTTAGCTTTCTTGTAGCTGTAAAGAATGTTGGAGTGCGTAACGGCGTGTCCGTTCTCTTCCATAAATCTTTTTATGTAGGAAACTCTAATTGGTCTCTCCATACATAAATAATAAAGCAGCTGCCTTGCATCTACAATATCTCGTCTTCTGTTTTTTGTAAACATATCATCTAATGTGATATGAAATTTTTTTGCTATTGCTGTAGCATAAACATCAAATATGTCTCTCTTCATCTATTGGTTTTTTAGTTTGTTTAATTCAAAATTTAAGTGATCTATTGCTTTCTGAATATCCTCGTTCGGAGACTCGTGTTTTTTGTATGCTCTCAAGATATAAGTACACGCAGTTCCAAGGTTGTAATTTAAATCAAAATTGGTCACTACGTCTATAGCTTTGTAATTATTTTTACCATCGTAATAAGATGGCGTTTCAACCTTCCCTTGGTCAGAGCTGGTGGTCGTCCAGTATTCTTTGTTTATATCCATTTTCGTTATGTTTTGTACCACAAAAACCCCCATGCGTTAACATGGAGGCGATTGCTTGAATCAACTACAATTCAGATTAATGGCTAACTATATTCCCAGTGGGTAATCATCTTCTACTTCCTCATGCTCAACATCAATTGTGTTTTCTTCGTCGTCAACATTGTTTATTATATTTTGACACATAGCCATGTGGATAGCGTTGTTTCTTGTGATAGGGTCGCTTGGGTCAAACGACTCGAAAAGTTTTTGTAATATGCTCATAATTTGATTAAATTTTAATTATACTTGGTTTGTAAAGGTACTATAAATATGTCATAACTGCACTGTTTTTTTTTAAAAAGATACGACAGCGTACCCAAAAAGATACGCCGTTATACCTAAAAAACGCTTGTTACGAATTAACAACAGAATTGGTTTCTAACACCATATCTATGAATTCTTTTATGTCTTTTTTGTCTGCATAATCATGTTCTTTCATAGCGTGTTCTAACTCTTCTCTGTCGGTTTCATCCTCGAAATTATAGTACAAGTTGTCCATCCAAGAACTGATATCATCATGGTATCTGTACTCATGATAAGTCATTTCTTGATGCTCTGTTGTTCCATGTTTGTCAAACTTAGCTATGCCAGCAAAATCTTCTCCACACTCTTCGTACTCCATCTCAGCTGTTAAGCTGTAGTGTTGACATATTTGTTTAACTAACCTTACTGGAGGACTCCATGCACTGTCTCCAGCAACAGTAAAAGTTTCTTCATCATCACATGGATAGTCATTTAGATTAAAGTCCCACCAGCGTGTTCCGTAGTAGTAAAAATCCTTATACTTTTTTTCAAGCTCCTCTTGAGTAACTCCAATCTTACCCTTGTCCAGTACGAAGTCTCCAAACTCTACGAAGTAATTGGTTTTATCATACTCCTTGAACTTGTTTCTTAGTTTTTTTAATGCAGCAGCGTTTCCATTAAACGTTACGTAATTCCAACAATTGTTTGCCATTTTATTTAATTTAAGTTATGTGACTTATGTCGTGAATAGGGAGGAATCGAACCTCCCAAGCACCATGCTATTCT